CAGGGACAGGACCAGGACCTGCACCAACCGCAGGATCAGGAAGCACATCATTGAAGGGATTGTGCTTGCCGAAATAGAGAGGTCCTTCTTTGCCCCTGAAGTGAGGCCGTTGCTGGTGGAAAAGATCCTCGACTTCTATAAGCAGCAAAGGGTTAAAAACAGGGATGAAATTGGCTACCTGGAGAGAGAGTACAGGCGCTTACAGACCGCCATTGCCAACCTGGTGCGCCTGGTGGAACAAGGAAAGGCTACGGATTCAATCCTGGAGCAGCTTGCCCAACGAGAAAAAGAAAAGAGAATGGTGGAGGAAGAACTGGAAAGGCTTTCGCGGCAGGAAGAGCTGGACATCGGCAGGAAAGAGGTCGAGGCTTACCTGGACGAACTGCAAAACCGCTTTAAAAACAGAGAGGACGAGGAACAGTTGAAGTCCCTCGTCCAGCAGCTTGTCGAAAAAGTGATTGTCTACGAAGAAGAAATAGAAGTGATACTCAAGATCACTTTGGTTACCGGTGGTGGAGGCGGGCCGTGCTGGACGGTAACCAAAGTTATTAAGTGCCCTGCGAGGCATAAAAATTTGGCATATTTTTTGGCATAGGGGGCCATATATCAATCTGTACCCCGTGGCGCCACAGGAACTCTATGCCTTCCTCCGAGTGGTAATCCCGGCGGATCACCACCCGGGAAATAGCGCACGAAACAATGAGCTTGGCACACGTCAGGCAGGGGTCGGCGTTCACGTACAGGGTTCCGCCGGCCACGGCCAGGCCGCGCTTGGCACACAGGCAGATGGCGTTCTGCTCGGCGTGGACGCAGGGCTTGTAATCTTCCCGGCCCGCCAGGTCTTTCAGGCACTGCCCGGTGTCAATGCAGTGTTCCGCCCCGCTGACCACGCCGTTGTATCCGTGGGAGAGGATGCGCCGGTCCACCACAATCACCGCCCCTACTTTTTTCCGCAGGCAGGTGGAGCGCCGGGCGATAACGTCTACCACGTCCATGTAAATCTCATCGAAAGAAGGTCTTTTATTCATGTAAGATCACCGCCGCAGCATTGAAAGATATATTTTCCAGGGCTTTACGTAATCGCTCAACTTCATATCTTAGTTTCTGGTTCTCCTGCTGCACAATAACAAGCTGGCGTTTCAGTTCTTCGCAATAAGGACAAGTGTTATCCTCTTGTTTCGGCAGCATCAGCCTTCACCTGCTTTGCCCATTCTTCCCCGAATTCATCTTTAAATGCTCTAAGGGCTGCCTCAATAAGTCCTTTGATCTCATCTGGAGTGACATTAAGCCCCAATTCTTCAGCTCTGGCCGCCAGCCATTCGGCAGCTTTCTGGTATTTAGCCTCACCGTGCAGATCCCGGTAAACCTGTTCCACAAACCTTACAGCCAGGGCTGCCAGCTCTTGCTTGGCTGCTAACTCTGCTTCAATTCGCCGCATTCCTTCTACGCCCAGGCGCTTGCGTAGCCATGCTACCACATAACCCGCCGCCAAGGTTGTCAGTAGCACCAGAACATCATACAACACCCGCAAAAGTAAATCATTCACTTTATTATCGCCTCCTTTATATTCCTCCGCTGTTTTCTTTCTCAACTTCCTTCTTTTTTATCCCGGCCAGAAACCATAGTTCGCCGGTGGTAAAGGCAAACCATGCCGCTATTAGGGCTGTTGGTTCAGCACCTACCTTTATGAATGCGTATAGAAACGCCAGTGTGAAGAACATATTCAACAGGACCACAAGGGTTACGATAAACTTAGAAAATCTCATTTTGTCACTTCCCAATTAATTTAAGTACACGATCCAGTAAAACAGCAACCTCGGCCCTGGTAATGGGCTGGTCCGGGCGGAAATTGCCCTTTTCGTCACCCTTAATCAGGCCGAGCTTCGCAAGTCGCTCGATGGAACCTTTCGCCCAGTGGCCGTTCGGCACGTCTTTGAACATACCAGCAATCACCTCTCTTGCGACATCTGCTGGCCCACGACCAGCCTTGATTTCCCCTAAAGGAAAGTAGCGGCCCGGACAGGCGGTGGGATACAAATCCCGGTGGCCCACCACTTTAGCCTGCGGGTAGGCCTGTTTCAAGTAGTTTACTAATCCTACCAGCGCACGCCACTGCGCAGACGGCATGTGTTCCTGCTCATAATTGCCTTCACAGCAGATTGCCACGCTGTTTGCATTATATCCGGGACAGTGGGCACCGATGGTGTCGATTGGCCTGCCGCGATAAACCCTGCCGGTCTTGTCTACAAAGAAATGGTAACCTATACCGATCCAGTCTTTGTTTAAATGCCACTGGTGGACATCGTAAACTGTGCATCGGCTGGCGTCGGCATGGTGCAGGACAATATAATTCGTCCTGCTTCTTTTTATTGGCTGACTTCTAAACTTTAAATTCGTTTCTATTATCTGCATCTTGAGTCACCTCTCGAGCACTATGGTTGCTATAAGCAGTAACAGATTTAATACCGCACTTACCGCCGTGCCCATGATCCAGAACTGCAGGCGGTCAACCTTTTGATCCACCCGGAGTATGGCCCCATTCTGGCTTTTCTGCCAGGTTTCCAGGTTTTCCACCCGCGCTTCCACACCTGCCACCCGTTCCGCCAGTTCAGTCAAACAAAACCATCCCCTTTCTAAAAAAATTAAACCGGTCCTCCCGGTTTCTTTTTGGCACGCTCAATCGCCTTAATGGTCAATGTGTCATAGTAGCGGAGTAAGTCCTGAACATGCGCTTCGGTGATACCGGTTTCAGCCGGGGCTTCGGGCACCGGGGCACCATAGAGGAACCCGGCGGCCACCCGCGAAATCCAGTTGTAGCGCAGCCTGGCCTGGCGCTTGCGCTCCGGGGTAATATCCGGGTTCATCTCGATCTCCCGCAGTTCCCGCCGCAGGTCGGCCAGGTCATTGGCAATTGCCCTCATCGCCGGGATAGCCGTCACAAGCCTTGCCTCTTGCTCGCTTAATTTCCTACCGTGAAGCCTGTAGTCGTTGTATAGCTTCTGCGCCCGGTCGTAATCTTTATAGAACCTGTCTACGATCCGGCTGCCGCCTTCCGCAGGGCCGTAGACTAGGGGGCCGATGATGGGTAGATACTCAGTCCCCGCTCTTCTATCACTCCCCGGCCCGGAAAGCGGCAGGCTGAGGATGTCGAGGAAAGTTTCTCCCGCGCCGCCAAAAACGCCCCTCATAAAGTAGTCGATCTGCCTCGGGCTGGGTGCCCTTTCTCCCATAAAGAGCGCGGCTATTTGAGCCAGCTTAATGGAAGCCTTTTTGGTTTCCGGCCCATAGCGGTATTCGGGAGAAACCTGCATCTCCCTCTGGGGAACAATCGGCGAACCGAAGTATGTTTTGTTTCTCGCCAGATCCCAGATCGTGTTCACCACCATTGACGTGGGTTGAACGCCGAACGATTTTTTAACTGCCACAATTAAGTCTTCAAGGGGCTTCCTTCTGTTCGGGTCGTCGCTATCGGCCAGCCAATCGAGGAACCTTTCCAGGATGTTGGCCGGCAGAGCGTATTCATACGGCTTTGCCAGGGCAATAAACGTGTGCTTACCTACCGGGAACCACCAGTAGGTATCCCGCGCATCGCTCGGCATGTCCCTGTACCTGTCGTCCCTGTGCGACAGCGCCCAGGCGATCAGGGTTACCGGTAGGACGTAAACCAGCCAGCGCACCATCGTTCCTGCCGGATCGGTCCTTATTTGTCTGTATGACCGGTAGATACCCTGAACACTTCCCTGCAGGAAGGGGACCGTGCGGGCGTACTTTCTCCATCCTGCACTTGTCCCTTGCAGCCCGAAATTGACAACAACTTCCCTGGATGCGTAAGCAGCCTCCACAAGCGCCTTTTCCACTTCCTTTATGAGGTTCTCGGGCACGTTGCCCTTGAGCACATCATCGATAGTAAGGCCGATTTTTACCAGTTCCTTTTCCAGTACAGCCTCAAACTCCGGTATACGTGGGGCTTCTTCAAGTATCCTCAAAACGTCCAGCGGCGTATTGACGATTCTTACAAAGACGTTTTTAGCAGTCCTCTTCCACCCGGGGGCAGGAGTAGCCATGAGCCCGTCCGTGGTTACTGAACGGCGCATGGAATTGAGAACTTCCTGCACCGCCGAACCGTAAGCGCCGGACTGGATATAGAGGTCAAAAATCTTTTCCGCATCTTTGCCGAATCCGGCCGCCGTCAGCGCCCCTTTCATGAACCCTTTGATCATAGAGCGCTCGAAAGTCGTTTTTGACTGGATTCCCGATGCAATAACGTCCCTGACGAAAGCATTAGTTAAGTAGCGAATGTTAGCCAGTGCCCCGAACCGGCTCACCTGGGCCAGCATCGTTAAAACCTTCGTTAACCAGTTGTATTGAATGGGACGCATACTTTGCACCGCCTCAAACAGGTCGGGCGCTATGCGCATAAACACCTGCTTGTCGCCGTGCCTGGCCACAATGACTGGTTCCGATTTTTTCAGGTCGCTTTCCAGGCCGGGCATGAACAGCCTGACAACCCTGCCTTCGTCGTCCGGGTCCAATTCGCCCAGGAAGTTATCTTCAATCTGCCTGGTTAGGTTCCCGAGATTGATTCCTCTCACCGTTACCGGTCTTTCAATGAAAACACCGAACCTGCCCATCTCCGGCATCTTCAGGCTTTCTTCTATCGTCTTCATCATCCTGTTGATTTCAACGGCCTGGATGGTGTCGTGCAACCTGAGCAGGGTGGCCTCGATGAAGTCCAGGGTTTGGGCCGTATGTCCTTTATACCTCAAGACACCTGGGCCGCTTGAGCGCATCGGGTCCTGCGCCGTTCCCCTCACCTGGCCCTTGGCCGGGTAATACAGCGGCAGGTAATACTTAGAGCCCTTCCGTATCCTCTCGGCGGTTTCCTCGGAAATGACCTCCCCGGCCACCAGCAGGCGCAGGTTTATCTCGCTCAACGTTTCGGCGTATTCCTCAACCAGTTTGACAATATCAGGGTAATCCCTCTTTGCCTGCTCAACGGCCTTATCAAGTTCATCCTTGGGATATGGTGTGACGAAGCCCTTTTCCGCCCTCTCCTGGTAGCGCAATGCCTTGTAGATGTCGTTGAACAGGATCACACCGTTCGGCCTTTGGGCTACCTCTTCAACGATTTCCTGCAGTGAACGCCTGCCGGGAAGCACAAAGCCGCCCCATTTGAACCTCGCTTTTCCGGCAAACAACTGGTTAGCCTGCTCCCTTGCCATTCCCCAGATGGCGTAGAGCTTGGCCGGGTCAAGTCCGTCATAACCCTTGCTCGCAGCTTCCTCATATAAATCACGCAGGGGGATGGAAGCATCGACAAACCGGAACGTCAGCCGCTTCCACCAGGGTACTTCGTACTCCCCTACCGCTGGAGTGAGCCTTGCCCCTCTCTTCACGGTGAGGTGGCGCATCCTTTCCAGCGGCGTGCCGAGTAGATCCTCTTCAGCTATTACCTTGCACTGGTCGAACACTTCCTGGATCTCCGGGTTGGAGTTGAGATATTTCTCCAGCTCCCTTGCCGTGTTCGGAGCCAGCTTCCTTGCTTCGGCGTTGTCGGCAAACCAGAGCATGAAGAACTCTGCAAACCCTTCCGGGATTTCCGTCTTTGCCGGGACCTGCCCGCCAGGGTAAACGGCCTTCACTACGGCCGCCATCTCGTTCGGGTCTGGATTGAAACCAGCCGCAAAGAAAAAGGCGTGACCCAGCTCGTGACCGATGGTCCGCCACTGGTCGAAATAGGCCCTTCTCGTCCTGATCGCGTGCGGCCCCTTTTCGTAAGCCGCCCTCATCCCGGCGAACTTCCTGCCCATCCTGGCACTCCTGGCAGCCGTATTTAAAGCCCTGGTGAGCCTTTCAGTGATTTCCCTGGCTGCCTTCGGGGATAGTTTGCTTGGTTCCTGGATTGGATCTACAGTTACAACTTTTTTCGCCTTTTTTCTTTCGGCCAGGGCATAAATGCTGTAAGCGCGCTCATCTGCCGGTTTGGTTATGATAAAAGCGCCGTGCTTTTTCTCCACCCTGGCGCCAGGGAGGGCCTCCCGAATTTCCTTCTCGTAGCTATCAAGTGGCCTGTTTTCCTGCCAGGTGTAGGTGCCGTCCTTGAACTCCTTCATGGATCCTTTGCCGCTCTTGTTACCTTCGTAAACGGTCACCACCATCTGGCCGCCGTTCTTCAGCAGAGCATAGGAAAACTTGAGTACGTCCGCCCTCTCCTCGGCCTTCGGGATGACGTTTAAAACGTTGTTCAGCGCAACGGCGTCGGCCCCACCCCTGGCCTTAATCTGCTGCAGGACGCTGTTGTTGTGCTCTTCCGGCCGGGCGTATGGATCGTAAACCAGGTTCGTTATGCCGTGCTCGGCCAGGTACTGCGTTCCCCGGTCGTAAAGGCCGCCGCCTACGTCGGCAACTACCATGCCTTTTTTGAATATCCCTTTTTCTACAGCCAGCCTCAAGCCCCTGGCAACTTGTTTAACAGAAGTCTTTTGAGGGGCAAAAAGCGGCAGGGCGTAAACGTCCCTTTCCCTGGGTGCTCCCTTGACGCGGTTGGCTAAAGCAACATCCGCTTTATTCCTCAGCTCGTCCAGGGCCGTCAGTGGATATGTTTCTTCTTCAGTGGGTACATCTTCCCTTATTTCCTCTGTGGTCACATCGGTAATGCCGAGCTGCAGGTTAATTTCCCGCTGTCTGACAAGCAACTCGTTTAGTTTCTCCTGGTCTTCCCAGGGTTTGTCGATCTCTTTTTGTAACTCCGCTATCTCTTCTTCGGTTTTTTTGATGCTTTCTTCTGTCCTGCGTATTTCGTTTTTAATCGAACCCAACTGTGCTTCCATGCTGCGGATGGGGTTTTCGGAAAAGAGGTTAAAGAACCTGGTATTACCTACCAGCTCCCACATGTTGTCATGCAGGGTTTTCCTGATAAACAGGTTAAAGCCCGCGAAAGAACCTACCTCTTCCCGTACTTCAGGATTTTCGGGAGTAGCTTTTGGAAGCTTTTTAAGTGCTTCTTTCAGGGCCTCGTTCGCTTCTTTCCTGTCGGTGTAGGTCCTGCCGAGAATTTCAATCGCAAATTTGTCTCCGCTTACGTCTTTCTTCCTCTCCAGGTCTTTCTTCAGATCTTCAAGGAACCTCGTAAGCCTGGGCAGGTTGTCTTCCAGGCTGTTGAGCTTCCTGAACATCTGGTTCCTGTTCTCTAAATAATGGGTACGGGCCATCTGCAACCGGGCAACCTCGGTATCTACCTTGAATTTTTCCTCGACCAGCGGGTTGCCGGAAACAGCGGCCTTCGCCTCTTCGTAGCTCAGTACCACTTCGTCAATGTCTTCCATCTGGCGAATATCGTCGCCGGCCACGAGCGCCTGGCGGATGAACCTGGCCTTCTGCGCCACCTTGTTCCAGCGCATCGTATCAAAGGACCTCTCGGTTCCGTAGACGAAAATTTCTACCTCTTCGTTTTCGTTCCCCTGCCGCAGGATCCGGCCTTCCCTCTGCTCCAGTTCATCAGGCCGCCAGGGGCAGTCCAGGTGGTGGAGTGCGATCAGTTTCCTCTGGATGTTCAACCCGAGCCCCATCTTACCTGTAGAACCGATGAGGATCCTGATCCGGCCCTCGTTCATGGCGTCGTTTAGCTGTTTCTTCTTCGCATTGGTGTTGAACTCGTGAACGAAGGCTATTTCCTCCGCCGGAACTCCTAAACTGATGAGCTTCTTTTTAATCTCCTTGTAAATGATGATATTTTCCTGTGCCTCTTCAGATTCGGAGAGTGCCGTTTCCTCTTCCACCTCAAAGTCCGCCTTCGATTTCGGAACGGAAAGATCCAGGAAAACAAGCTGCGTGCTCTTTTTGTCCCTGGTTTTTTGCCAGATGTCATAGATGTTCGCGATGGCCTTGTTTACCTTGCTGTCCGGGTTTTCGGGTAGTTTGGGATCTATCAGCCGGGGGTCCAAAGCAATCTTCTGCCCATCCACACACACCTTCAAGGGGTTGTCTACTTTCGGGTCATACATACCATGCTTGAAACTTGCCAGCCGATCCACGCACTGCTGGATAAGCTCTTCCTGCTCAGGCGAAGGCTCCACCGTTATTATCGTCCGCTTATTGTTTTTCAGCTTCGGCACACCGGGATCTCCCTGCTCATTAAGGACGACATCGGCAAATGACCGGAACTGTTTCAAAAGTTCGGCGAGGTTTATAAACTTGCGGAAGCTGTTTTTCTGCTGGTATGTCCGTCCATCGGCAGAAATCTCCCACGCAGTCTGGATAGTTCCGAACATCGTGGCCCAATCGTCGAAATGGGATACGCCAAGTTCTTTGAGATCATCCGGGGTAAGATACCTCTGCAGGTTATACATTTCCGCCATCGTGTTCGTGATCGGCGTGCCGGTGGCGAATACCACTCCCTTACCGTTGTTGAGCTTCGTGATCCACTGCGTTTTCATGAACATGTCCAGGGCACGCTGCGATTCGCTGGTGGGTATGCCGCCCACCCTGGACATCCTGGTTGTCACGCCAAGGTTTTTAAAGTAATGGGCCTCGTCAACAAACAGCCAGTCGATGCCCAGTTCCTCGAAAGGCATGACAATATCGCGTTTTATTTCGTTTATATCCAGCTTCAGCTTTGCCTCGAAATTCTGCAGGGTTTTCTCTAACTGTTTAACAGTGCTCCTTAATGATCTGTCCCTCTCCTTTTTTAGGTCGGTCAAGACAGCACGCAATTCCCTTACCTGCTCTTCGATAAACGCCCTCTCCCACTCCGGCGACACGGGCAGCCTGGTGAAGAGGTGGGTTGGGATAATAACGGCGTCCCAGTCGCCGGTTATAATGCGGGAAAGGGCCGCCTTACGCTTCTGGGCGTGCTCGTTCCTCCTTTTTTCGTAAGCCTCGTCGCTTTCGCCCGCTTTCTTCTTGTCGGCAAAAACGCCGGGAAGGTCCCTAGAAGTCAATACAAGGACTTTAGCCTGCGGGTACAGCTTCTTAAACTCCACCGGCCACTGTTCGAGCAGGTTATTCGGAACGACAATCATGGGCTTTTTGGCCAGGCCCAAACGCCTCAACTCCATGATCGCGGCGGCCATCGTAAACGTCTTGCCCTTTCCGACACCGTGCGCCACCAGTGTATTTCCGGGCGACGAAATAATGCGCCAGACGGCATTCTTCTGGTGGGGGTGGAGCTGGATCTTCGTATTCATTCCCGGGAAGGTCAGGTGGCTGCCGTCGTAAGAAGTAAGCCGCAGGCTGTTGTATATCTCGTTGTATTTTGCAGCCATGACTTTTGCCCGTTCGGGGTCGCTCCAGAACCACCTGTTAAACTCTTCCTCCAGCTTCAACTGCTTTTGTCTTGCCGCGTCGGTCTCCCGCTGGTTAATTACCCTTCTCTCTGTATCGCCTTCTTTTACTCGGTCATAAATGACCGGTGTCTTTTTGTTAAGGGTAAGCTCAATAAGTGCCGTGGCCGGGGCTCTCGGCGTCCCCCAGGTGCGGATGTTCCTGGTGCTGTTTTTCACCCACGCCTTTTTAAGCTCCACCTTCCAAAGGTTGACGAATGGTTTTTTAATAACCCTGACAGCATCATAGCTGTTCAGGATATGAGAGTTGATGAACTCTTGAACGTACTCTTCAGGGATCCACGGTGCTCCCAGGGTTGCAGTTATCTCGTGCGGTTCCAGGTCTCTCGGCTGCACCTTTTTCAGCGCCTCGACGTTTTTCCGGTACTGCGGGTCAACCTTGGCGGCGGCCTCGGCCACCCTCAACTTCGCCCTGACATTCCCGGAAAGGTACTGCTCGGCAGTCTCCCAATCGCCCTCGGGGTTTTTAAAGACAAGGCCCTCAAGCTCTTTCTGCAGCTCTTCTTCCGTTTTACCAGTGAGCTGCGCCATCCGCTGCCAGTTGATGCGGCCCTCTTCGTTAAGGGAAACAAGCATGGCCTCCTTGGGCGTTTCCACCTTAATCTCCTGCCGCAACGCCCTGATCGTCCTCTTAGTAAAGATGTCGGCCTTCCAGACCTTCTTTACCTTTTTAGTCCTGGAGTCGATCTCCTTTTCCTCCAGGCTGTAGAGCAGGTAGTGGTGCGGGTCTTTTTCAAACAGCTTCAAGTTCTGGTGGATAGGCCCGTATTTCCGTACAAATTCGTCGTAAAGTTTATTCAGCTTGCCCTGTGCTTCCTTCAAAACCTCGTCCGGTTCACCATTGTACTGCACCTTGAGCACTTCCAGGGCGGCATCGCGAAGCCCGATCATGCCTTTGATTTTGGCCTCGTTCTTTTCCACCCTGACAAGGTTACCGTCAACGCTCTGGTACACTTTGCCGTCCCGGACAACAAACGTGCCCTCCGCTATCTCCGGTTTTCCTTCCAGGATTTCTTTATCCGGCGCGGGCCGTTTTGTTACTTTAGCTTTTTCGTAAATACCTTCCGGCAGACGCTCGAAAGCTTCTTTCAGCGCCTGGGCAATATCTCTCCCATCCGGTTCCACTCCGATGCGGCCGGTGTGCAGTTTATCTTCTACCAGTTTCCCGAGCACCATTTCCGGATGTATGGTAAAGTATTCGTTAATATAAAGCGGCTTGCCATCAACCTTGCTAACCAAGCCGCTTTCCTTACTCTCGATCCACGCTTCTCCGGACGGCTCCTGCCCTTCTGCTCTCTTCTTTAAAACGATGATGTCCGTAGTTACGTCCGTCTTGGCAACTTCCCTGAACGTGCTGCCCGGCAACCGTACCGCACCGATAAAGTCCGCTTTACTGGCAAGGTATTTCCGTACGTCCCGGTTGGTCCTGGCGTCCATAGTGCCGGTAGAGGTGATAAACACGATAAGCCCCCCTGGGCGCACCTTGTCGAGGGCCTTAACGAAGAAGTAATTGTGAATCTTGTTCGTCAGGTAACGGGGATACGAACTGTCGGCTATTTGAATATCGCCAAAGGGCACGTTGGAAATGGCGACATCGAAAAAGTTGTCCGGCAGGACCGTCTCCTCAAACCCTTGAACATAAACATTCGCTTCAGGGTATAGGAATCTTGCTATTTTACCGGTTATTTGGTCCAGTTCAACGCCCACCAGCTTACTTTTTGCCGCCATGCCGGGCGGCATCAGGCCAAAGAAATGACCCGCGCCAAGCGCGGGCTCCAATATCCGGCCTCCGTCAAAGCCAAACCTCCCAAGGGCTTCCCACATCGCCCTGATCACTTCTGGCGAAGTGTAGTGGGCGTTTTGCGTCGCCCTGGAAGCGGCGTAATACTCTTTATCGGTTAGCAGGCTTCTTAACTCTTTATTCAACTCGGCCCACGTTCTGTACTCGCTGTGCTTCCACGGTTCAAAAATTTGATAGATACTTCCCCAGCCACTGAATTTAACAAGTTTCTTCTGCTCTTTGACGGTGGCCGGGCGCCCTTCTTCTTCCAGTTGCTTCAAGACTTTGATGGCCTCAATGTTGTTCCTGGCCCTCGTTATGGGACCACCCTTAAGGATTTCATCTTCATCTTCCGGGGTTATTACATAGTTTCTTCCTCTTTCGTCATCGGGGCTTCCTCCGGCGGCAGGTAGATGAACTCCTTCTTCGCGAACTCCTGCGCCATGAGGTCGCACATGTGCCTCAGCCCCACTCTCTTTAGAAAGTCCGGCTCGTTCTTTACGTGCGGCTGTTCTGCCAGCTCCAGGTACACCCTGCTTCTTGTCCTCAGCGCGTTCACCACGGCCCTGTCCAGGCTTTCCTCGAACTTCCGCTGCGCCTTCAGCTCCGCGCTCATTTTCGGCAGGTGCTTCTCCCAGTACCTCCGGGCCTCTTCCTTCCACTCCTGCCCCACCGGGCTCTCCAGTATCTCCTGGTCGCTGCTCTCTAGATAGTACATCTTCGCTACCCTCCTTCTGTTCTGGCAGTGTGGGCTTGCTTTCGGTCCGGGCCTGCTCCGCCGTCTGCTCCGGCTCAGCTTCACCAGAAATAATCTCTACCGGAAAATCTGCTTTTTCAACAAGGCTTGCCGGTACATCTCTTATCTCCAGGACAGTACCCTTTTCAGGACTTAGCGCGGGATTGTTTCTGCTTCCTCCGGTGGCCGGAAAACCGCCTTCTCTTATAATTACACCTTTACCTAACCTTACGGCAGAATCACGGAATCTTCTGCTAGCAATTTCGCGTCCGAAAAGGAACAATGGGTTATCAATAATCCTAAAACTGTCAAGATTAACGGCCACATCAACAACGGGTACCTCTTCGCCTTCCCCTCTGGTGCCATAAATCTCTAAAGCAAGGTTTTTAACCCTTTCTTCGTCCCGTGGATCGAAATACCACGCTTTCTTTTCGCCGTTCCATTTGCCACCTAAAGCCCTTGCTTTATTGGGCAAGGCAGGATGGTAAGGTGATTCAAGCTTAACCCTTTGTGTACCGTCTTTCATGGCTACGACGGAAACCTTGACATCATTTATAGTTGCCGTCCTCTGTGCTTTTATCTTCGTTTCAGGTTTCTCTTTTTCCCCTGTTTCTTCTGCCTTTACCGGGATCTCGGCAGCAGTCTTAAACTGGTCGGTCTTTTCGCTTGCCTTGATCTCGATATTAATTTTACCAGACCAACGGCCTTGCTCTCTGTCTACTCCAAGAACAGTATTTACCCTGCCAACTTCAGGAACAATGATACTGTATTCTATACCGTTTTCCGTTTCGCGGGAGGAAATGCGTTGCGGCTGGTTCAATGCTTTAGCACGGTCCTTATCTACCTTAATTGCATTTTCAAAATCCCGCGCCAGTTCCTCCACCATCCGCCTATCATCAGTAAGCGATCCCTTTATAACTTTTTTCCCGTCTTTTGTTGTAACCTGCCAGTCTTTTATGTTTTCGATTTTGGAAGCAAGAGAACCAGGTAATCTTTCTGAATAAGAAGACAATAAAAGGTCAATAAATTCTGGTCTTTTAACTTCTTCCTTTTGTTTTTCTATTTGTTTCTCAACTGTAGCAACCTCTATTTTCTGCAGGTCCGGCCTGTCCGGGCTGACCAATTCCACCCTGCCAATGGGCACACCGCCTGCGGCAACCTGCTGGTAAACTTCTACTTCCAGTTTACCATCAGAAAGGACGTTGCGCACGGTGCCGGTAAGAATTTCCCCATTGGTACCCCGCCAGGACACGTGGTCGCCGGGCTTGAATTCCCTTGCGGGTTTCTTAGCTTCCTCGGCTTTCTTTTCTCTTTCAGCTTCAGCAATAATACTGTTTAGCGCCTCCAGGGTTTCTTTATACCCCAGATCGGAAGTCTCCGGGCTTTTCTCGTATTCATCAATCGCCGCCTCTATCCCGGCCACTCCAGCCCCAAGCTCTTTGGCCCTTTTTAGCCTGCTTCGCAGGTTTGCCAGTTCCTTTTGGCTGAGGCGCGGCTTCGCTTTCTTTGTTGTTTCAGTCGGCTTTTCTCCCTTAGTGCCTGCTTCAGGTGAGACCTCCTGATATCTTGCATCTTTTTTGCCTGCTTCGTATATATTTCTAGCCACATCTGGATGTATTTCGGCCCGGGGCATTGGCTGATTATTTATACCAGCATTATAGTATTTCTCAAAGAATCCAATAAAATCATCCATATCTGGGGTTCCGGGCATTATGTTGTCTTGTTTAACGATTTTCCTGAATGTAGCTTTTCCTGATTTACCGTATGTCCGAGTTAGTTGTTTTAATTCATCATCTATGCTGGCCTTTACATCTTCCCTAGTAGTGAGTTGCTCTGGGACAGCAGCAGGTTTCTTGCCTTCAACAAGATCAGGGTAATCCTTCAGCACTTCTGGCGGAACGGGTTTGCCTTCTTTAAGAGCTTTCTGTACCTGTTCCTTATGGTATTCTCCTAAAGTATTGGCTGTTGTTTGCCCATTTCTTTTAGCTTCTAAGAACTGATCCACTATAGGATGCTCAATCGTTATTTCTTTTTTTGTCACCTGCCAGGGTTCTTTCGCCGCAGTTTCAGCAGGCGGTTTTGTCTCAGTTTCCACTGCCGCAGGTTTAACCTCTTCCCTTGTTTCATTAAATTTTACTACTGTCCTAGTAGTACCACCAAAAGGATAATCGTCTGCAAGAAAAACGATACCATCATATCCATCTTGATGAGCAGCCTCAATTAAGTGTTTATCTACTTCCCGATGTATGTTCAAATCTTTCTCTTCTGCTTCGTTCACAATGCGCCAGAAATCACTTTCTTCAAAACCCAACTCTTTCCATGCATCCAGCTTATCATATACTACTAATGGGTTTTTAAGAACAACCTCCTCTTTGTAAACCCTCATTGTGTGCTTCTTTCCGGGTATACTGCTAGCATACCATGATGCCATATCTTCTTCTTCGGCATACCAGGTTGTGCGCCCTCTGTTAAAATCTCCACCATGCCATAGTACAGCCCTGAATTCAACTCCTGTGGTGGCAGTATCAAACGCTTTTTGTGTTTCTATTTCCTCCGTTCCGGCAGCTGCTTCCAATGGTTTCGCTTCTTTCGCCGTCTTTTCCGGTGGTGCAACAGCCCCAGTCTCTGTGGTTTTGCTGATTTCTCCAAGACGTGGTGCCCTGTATATTTCTCCTGCAGGTAGGCCTTTAACAGCATTGATAATAGTTTCCCTGTAAGCGTTGGCAACCGGGCCAATATTGGCATTAGCAGGTAAATTCAACTGCTTGCGCAGATAGTCAGTCCAGGCTTCCAGGTCATACTGCTTTTTTCCTTCGATAGACTTTTTCAGTTGACTCCAGAAGTCAAACAACCTGGCATGCGCTTCGTCCGGAAAGACTACACGGACGGCCCCATGTTTCCCACGCTGAATAATCCTGGAGTGAACAAGCCCTCCCTCAGTTTCTGTAGTTGGTTGCTCTGGTGCGGTAACTCCGGTTTTTTCTCCTTTTGCTACCGGCGGCGTGGTATTGTATATCTCATCTATAGCATCTTTTTCTTTTGTTCCGGGTTTAAAGTCCTCAAAAATAGACCTCTCAAGAAACTCCCTTGGTGCCTGTTTAATGCCGTGTTTATCCAGTATTTCCTGGACACGCTTCGGGTTAAAGACAATAATTTCTTCCGGGTGCCCAGCCTTTGATGCATCCCGGCCCATGACATAATCGAGTTCACCGGATTCCCTGACCTTGCTTTCGATTTCGTACAAAATCTTTTCCCAGGTAGGCGTATCCGCATGACCAAGATCAGCCCAGGCGCTTACTGAACCGGCTATCCTCCTGCCGTCAAAAACCGGCAAAACATTTGCTTTGTACGCTTCCTGAACGCTTCTCTCAAACTCTTCTATTTCGGGTTCTTTGACAGCTACCGCCGAAGGCTTAACATCTTTCCTGGCAAGAAAACTCTCCGCCAATTCCAGCGCTCTCGTCGGGGTAACATCATACCTGTCCACAAAGAAATCCCGGATGTAAGCCTTCGCCCTCTCGGGGCTCATGGTTTCCGCCACGCCTTTTAATGTGGCAATGGTACCTTTGTCCAGGTTGTTCAGGGTGAAGAGTTTGGGCCTCTTCTGCTCTTCTTTTGCGGGAGTAGCCGCCTTGGAAATGGGCGTAACTTTTCCTTCCGCCAGTCTCTTCGCGTAATCTGCCAGTTCCGGCCTGCTGTACGCCGAAGCAGCCTCATCCAGTATTGCATCCAGTTCGGAGATGGTTTCGCCGACGGCCTTCTCAATGAGATCTTTCTTTACATCGTCGGCCTC